TTTAATACCAATCATTGATAAAAATGCTGTTTGAACACCAAACATATAATGTAAAACTTCACCCGAAATAAACCATACAATTAAAGATAACCATACATTAATATTGAATATCCATGAAGTTAATAAAGCAAGACCTATAGTTCCCAAAGTATCATTTAAAGCTAATCCCATAAATCTTGTTGAATGAAATCCCTTTCCAGGAATACCTAGAATATATTTATAAGGACAACTCATTAATTATCTATTACGAGAGGAAGTTCTCCTGCTGGTATTTGTCCAATAAAGTCAGTGAATTCGGATAATTCTTTTCTAGGAATAGCATCTTTAGAATATCTAGCAATTGCTTTATATAATGAAAATCCATAATATCTATCTAACTTAGGATTTTTCTCATGAAATAAGATTGATGTTCCATCTTCTAATGTCATCCATTTAATAAACAATTTGAATAAACGATCATTTTTATAATCACCATCAGGTCCATCAGGATATAAATCCCAGAACATCGACGTTGCTAATCTGACTAAATCAAAAGATGGGTTAGGTTTTACGATCGGAAATGATTCTTTGAAAAATGGTTGCATATTATATTGTCCACCAGCTTCATTTGAAGCATCAAATTGATCACTCATAAAAAACCGTGGTTCTTTCATTCCAGGTAGACGCACATACCCAATTCCACGATCGAAATCAATAAGCTTTAATAAATATCCATGTGTTGGTACTTTATATGATGTTCCGCCACATGTATAATAAAAATACTCTTGGTTTGTACGAATGTACATCACATTATTACCGTGAAGATCATTATGCGTGAATCCAAAGTTACGTTGAGCAAATGCTAGAGCAAACACAATCTGAAACATCCAAGCATACCATTTTGAAGGATCTTGAATCTGTGTTGTTAATTCATAAAAGGTTCCTTCAAGTTTTTCCATGATCGTCATTTGGACAGGAACATGTTTAAATGTAGCCCAAGCAAATGCTTCATCATCATCTTCTTCATCTAAAGAATATTCAGACATAGATTCAATATCAAAAATATATGAAGTAGAAACATCAGAGTCTGAATCTGAATCAGGGACATTTTCTTCTTCAAAAACTTTTTGAAAATCGGTTGCTACTGTAGCATCAGAAGAAATTCCAACTAATTCTTCAACATCTTCAAGATCTACTTCATCACCTAATTCTAATGGAAGACGTGCGCTACGAGTATATTTAATTTGTTCACCTGAAGATTCTAATTTTAAAGTAAATGTTTTTCCGACATTACGAGAAAACCATGGTCGTTCACATAATTCTTCATAATCATCAGAAATATCTAAGGTAAATTCTTCAGAAACACCAGAATATACACCATAAACTGTGGGAAAATGTTGACATTTGCTTAAAGAAAGAACAGCATTCAGCAAAGAACCTACATATGCAGCATTATTAGGATTTTGTAATTTATTACGAATTTCAACAGAATCTTCAGATGAAGAAGGTAATTCTAATTGAATTCCTTTCATCCATTTATATGGGTTCAAAAGCATGGTAATTTTAGCATGAGCTGTTTCAGGAATCTGATCAGGAAATTTAATTCCATACTCTGAAATTTTTTCTACAGTTTCAGTTTTAAATAGGCATTCAATAGGAGGAAAAAACGGTTGTAATTTTTGAACACCAAATAAAGGACTTTTTACAGGAAGTTTAGAAATTTGCATACTTATGGGATTACATCTTAATTCAGAATGTTGTTTACGTTTCATTATATTCTTTTATACACTAAGGATTAAGTAATCTTACCGCGATGAACTTTGAGATTAAGAAGTTCTCTATAAAAACAATTGTGGAACGATGTGAGATCGATTCACGTAAATCTCCAATGATTGTTTTAATCGGAAAAAAAGATACTGGAAAATCTTTTTTAGTTCGTGATATTTTAGCAAATACTCGTGAATGTTTTCCTGTTGGAACAGTAATTTCAGGCACAGAAGTAGCCAATCCTTTTTTTCAAGAGATGGTTCCTTCTAAATTAATTCATGACAAATACAAACCTGAAATTGTAATGAATGCTATTAAACGTCAATTAGCGGTCAAACAACAACGTAATCATGAAAAGAAACAAAGAGGTGGAAATTCTCAATTAGATCCACGAGCGTTTCTAATTTTAGACGATTGTTTATATGACAAATCTTGGATTAATGAAGAATCTACACGTTATATTTTCATGAATGGTCGACACATTGATATGGTTACTTTAATTACAATGCAATATCCTTTAGGTGTTCCTCCTAATTTAAGAACAAATATTGATTTTGTCTTCATTTTGCGAGAAAATAATATTTCCAATCGCAAAAGAATTTATGAAAATTTTGCAGGTATGTTTCCTACATTTGATATGTTTTCTCAATTTATGGATCAATGTACTGAAAAATTTGAATGCTTAGTTGTTGTAAATGGCGTTCAATCTAATAAATTAGAAGATCAAGTTTTCTGGTATAAAGCTTCTGATCACCCTTCTTTCCATTTATGTGATGACAGTCTCTGGCAAGGAAATCAACCATTTAGTTCCACTATGTTAGCTGGTGATGAATTTGACGCAGCTAAATTACAAACAAAGAAAGGTCCACAAGTTTGGGTGAAAAAAGGTTAATCCAATTCTTCACGAAGACCACCTTCAGCAGGATGAATAGGTGTATCATTCTTTAGAGCATTCGCAATATCTTTAAGCTCAGCTTGACCTTTATCTGCTAGTTCTGCTTTGCGTTTAGCATTCTCTTTACGCTGTTCTTCAATCTTTTCATTCTTACGCTCTTCAAAGAAGATATCTTTATTAATTTCATTCTCCTTGTATTTGCGCATCATCTCATTGAGCTCCTTTTCAGCATATTCAACTTCAGGCATTACATGTTCAGAAGGATCCCAAGGTAGCCAACATCCTACTTTACCAAGAAACAAATTATCACGAGGATACTTGCGTTGAAGTACCTTGCAATACATCTGTGCTTCTTCTAGATTAGCAAAAATACGACGAATCTTTACTCCACGCACATTAGTTTGGAACTCGTTTTTCTCGGTGAATTCAGTCTCCAAATCCTTTTCACATTTCAGCAAAAATACCTGATACTTTTCCATAATATCGGTTGCCTTAATTTCGGCATTATGGACTTTGGTAAACTCTTGCATATCCTTCATTAGATCATCAATTTTTAGAGAGTACTTTTTGGCAAGAAAATCCATCATTCTCTCCATGCCTACAATCTTCCAATCATATTCCAGCCACTGAATGAACTTCTCATGGAAGAACTGTTCTTTACGCTTGATCACTTTTTCAGGGGACAAAAAAGAGATGATTCCGTATCTCTGGGTAGGAATTTCAGAATCTTCTTCAAGATAATCAATAATCTTTCCATCATAATCAGTTTTATCAAGGGTCTCGGGCATTTTACTTCTTAAAGCTCAGTTTATGAAAGCCAGTTCTAACGAGAAGACTAACGTCTGCGTCCACCTTGTTGAGGTTTAACTAAAGGAAGACCTAAACTCTTTTTTATAGCATCTTTAGCTTCACTTCGTTTATCATCAGGAATTAGAGATCCTAAACTTGACATGATATTGTTATATAATCTCTGAGGATCTACAGCAGATACTTGGTCACCTTGAGCAGCAACTTCTCTAGCTACAGCAGCAGCAACTTTATCAGCTCCAGGTAATTTTGGATCAAGTTTAGCTACTTCCAGAAGTTTTCTCACAGCATCTGGAATTGACGTAGCATAAGATCCGCAGCGTACACTGATCAGAAGATACAAACGAATTAAAGCATTAATTCCAGCAAATGTATAAGATACACCTTGCATTGCTGTAGAAACATTAAATTGTGTAGAATAGATTTCTAAAGCAAACCCAATTAATAATGCCATAGTTGAAATACCAATAGCTATTTGAGATTCAAATGGTCTATACACCATTAAGTTAAACAGAAGATAGATAACAACTACAGTATTAAAAATAATCGAAACAATTTGATGAGGTAAATAACCTAGCTCATCATTTTGATTATGTTCAATATAAAGAATCTGAAAAGCTAGACCGGCTCCAATTAGGCATACACCTAGAGCCGTAAATACTGTATAACCTATCTTGTCCATTTACATTATCGAAAGAAATTAACGCCGTTTATGTCCACCTGTAAGAGTTTTAGTCATCGCGGCTAAAGAAGTGGGTACTTGATCCATAGAACAAACGCCAAACCCCATAAAAATAGCAGTAGTTTTAATATACAAATCAACGACCAGAAGAACCATTCCAGCCCAATCAGATGTTTTATCTGATGAATCATAATTAGTCAAATAAAGAATTAGAATCATTAAGAGAAATACTGAACCAATAATTAACATTTTTGCTAAAGGACTTGTAATGAACTGCGTGAAATATAGAACTCCAGCTAAAGCAGCAACTTGTAAAATATTTCCACCTAAAATTAAATGATCACGTGTAACTCCGGCCTTTTCATCGTCTCCTAAATCAAACGCATATCTTAATAACCCATAAAATGTTGATCCAAATGAAAATATGACAATAGTTAATACAAATAAAGCAAGAGCAACGTCTTGTGGTTTCTTTTCGCACATCATTTTATTTATAAGTGACATTTGTATTTGGTGTACACCCTTTTAATCCTAAAGTTTGTTGCATCATTATAGGCGCCCTACATCCCTTACATTGACATGATTCATGATCATGTCCTAAAATATGTCCCATTTCATGCGATACCATATATTGTCGATAATCTTCGAGAGTTAACCCAGATTTTGGAGCGCCATGAAACCATCGTTCTGCGTTCAAATACATTCGTCGTCCTCCTAATTCAGCACATGATAATCCTGTGATACCAGGACATTCTTGTTCAATCGTTTTTGTTGAAGATAATGTAATTTCTACTTTTGAATCACGACTAACTTGTTCAAAGAAATATCCTTCTTGGGACCAACTATCTGGAGAGTTCAAGTAGGACATTAAATAAAAATCAAATTGCCGCTCACCGGCATTAAATATCCGGAATTTTTTCTTGACATCCTCGTCAATTTTAGAGGTATACGTTATCCTCATTATTAATAACTTTTATTCCTTTCTTGAATATAAATGGAAAAAGCAGCTCCTCCTCAAGTATCCTCTATGATGTCCGATCTGTTGACCAGAGCCATTAAGTATGCTCTTGAAGGTCTAGCTGTAGCCGTAGCTGCCTACCTTCTTCCTGGAAAAGTTCTTAAACTTTCCGAGATCGCCATGATTTCTTTAGTTGCTTTATGTACGTTTGCTATTCTTGATATTTATGCTCCATCTGTAGGAGCTTCTGCGCGTACTGGCGCAGGATTCGGTATTGGTGCCGGTCTAGTAGGTTTCCCTGCTTAATCAAACTTTTAACACAGACAACAAATCACATAAATCGTCTTCTGATGATAACCAATCTACAATCCATTTAATGCCTTCATTATACCTCAAATAGTCATAAGCACTGAACCACTGATAGGTATTATACTCTTTCAGTAGTTTTTCGTGAAGATGATCTAGATACTCTAATTTCTTACGAAACTCAATATGATCAATTTCGGGATGTAGTTTTGAATACAATCCCAAATTTTCACGATAATAATTCAATAGGTCTGAATGTAGATTGTACCATGAAGATGATTTTCTAGATGGTGAGCTAGTTTCAAGTTCTTTAATAATGTCTGTAATTCTTTGATACCGTTCATACGGCTCTTCAATATCACACATTTTTTGCTTTTGTTGCTTCACTAAAAAATTATTCCATTTTAGATGAACGTGCTTTAAAGATTAATGAAAGAAAAGATCCCTAAAGCTTTGCGCGAACAAGTATGGTTAGTTCATATGGGACGCAAATTCGAACGAAAATGCAAGATAGTTTGGTGTGAAAATATGATTACAGTTTTTGATTTTCAATGTGGTCATGATATTCCAGAATCTCATGGTGGAGCAACTACGATCCAGAATTTGGTTCCGATTTGTTCAAGATGTAATTTATCTATGAGCAACACGTATACAATTAAGCAATGGAATCAGTTCTCGAAACCACCAAGTCTTTGGAAAAGAATCAAAAAGTTTCTAGGATTTTCAGGTATAAAGGCTGCTGGTATCGAATCACCCCCAAACCATGGGAACCCGAGCGACAGACCTGCTATATCGCATACAAAATCGCAGAAGGCGCAACTCAAGTAGAAGCGTACAGATTATGGTTTTCTGAAAGACAAAAACAAGCTAAACTTTTATATCCGGACTTTCGTAAATGAGAGATCTACTTCTTTCTTTATTTGTAGTTCTTATAGTCTTTGGAGCACTTATAGGAATTTATCGGTTATTAACAGGTAACTTTCCTGTTTCAAAATTAATTATTGAAGATCCACCTTTAGAACATAATGGATTAGAACCACAACAAGCTAAATTCATGTTTTTTTATACATCTTGGTGTCCATACTGTAAAAGTTCTAAGGCTCCATGGAAATCGTTTCAACAACAATTAAAAAATAATCCAGCAACATATGGAGGATATACTATAATGTTTGAAGATGTAAACGCTGAAGCAAATAAGGGTAAGGCTGCACTCTATAAAATCCAAGCTTATCCTACTTTCAAATTAGAAACACATAATAAAGTTGTAGAATTAAAAGCTGTTCCAGATCCATTAAACTTTGATGCTTTTTTAGTAGCCGCGCTCGGTAAGAAAGTTTTTAGTAAGAGTACGACCAAATAAGATCATATCTTCTTTTTCCTTATCAGTAAAAATAGATACGCCAGATCCTTTATCATAATATAAATCAATTTCATTCTTTAGGGCAGATCTTTTTTTCTCGTAAAGACATGATGTTTTATATAATTTGTAAAAAAAATCGACTGGACTAATTTTTTTCAGATTTCGAATAGTAATTTCAGGTTGAGTATGAATGACATTTATAGCTAATGTTCTTTCACGATCGGCTTCAGGAATTATTGATGTCAATACATTTGTTAGGAATCCTCCATCTACATATAGAGATCCATTAATTTGCTGAGGACGAAATAAAAAAGGAATACATGCTGAAGCTAACATAGCTTTAAGAACAGGTACATTTTTTTGAAAGATCGCGGGTACACCTTTCGTAATATTTGAAGCTTGGATTTTCAATGGAATTAATGCATCACCTAAAACTTTAGTTTCAATTTGAATTCCATAAGCATTAAATCCTTCTTGTAAAACTTTTTCTGCAAGAGACATATCGAATACACCTTTTTCAGTAAGCATAAGCTGAAACTTTGAAACGTCTAAAGGTTGATAAAAACGTTTTAAATCTATATATTTAATACCCATTTCACGAATTTTTGATACAGGTATTCCAAATGCTACAGCTACAGCTACAAACGATCCTGCTGAACAACCGTATACACCATCTGTAAAATGTTCATGTAAAGGACCTACTTTTTCTTCTAGTTCTTCTAAAGCACCAATTTCCAAGAATCCTTTAATTCCTCCACCGCCTAAAGCAAGAATACGAAACTCCTGCATTTAATAATAAGAAGGACAAGATGATGAAAGCTAGAGACGTATGGGAAGAGCAAGAAGAACATCGAATTTATAAGATGGCCGCCATGAAACCTGTTTTAGCACAAATTGAAGGTAAAGTTAGACAACAAGCTATTGCAAATGCTAATGCTCCATATATCTTATTTGAAGTTCCTTCTTTTGTATTTGGCTATCCTCTGTACGCGTTCAAAGATGCCGTAGATTATTTAATGAACGAGCTACTTCGAGCAGGATTTTGGGTATGGCATGTGGAAGAAAAATATTTAATGATTTCATGGTTGAAACCTGTCAAAACAAAAGATATTGGACGTACTACATTAACCACAAATTATCGTCCACAAGCTTATAATCCAGAATTTCTGTCAGGATTCAGATAATTACTATATATAAATGAAGGTTTCATTTACAGAAGGTGTTTATGTAACATTGAACGCAGGAATTCTGGCTGTTCTATATACCGCTATTGGTGTATTTCTTTCGTTTGTAATGTATTACTTATTTGATGATTTTGATTCTTCATGGAAAGAAAGATCTGAAAAATATAAGCTTTTAGACATTTCAGTAGAAATTATAATCATTGCTATTACAATTCTTTGGTCGTCTTATTATATTGAATTGTTACCACCGTTGTTTCCTATTCGCAAACCTTTGGAAACTTTATTTGATACCTATATTCTTGGAACATTCTTTTTATTTGCTGTATTTATCTTTTTAGACTCTTTGACTGAAAAATTGAAATACGTTAATGAATTTTATCTAGCAAAACATTTTTCTAAATATTTTCCTTTACACGGTTCAATTTTAGATGGATCGATTTTTTATTCCAAAAACGAATAGGATTCACGATTCTTTAAAACCCTTTAAAAATGTGTGAACATAAATATGAGCATATAGATGGTGAGCATGTTTGTGTAAATTGTGGCCTTGTAGGTCTTCCGGTCTTTGATGAAACATCAGAAGCTAGATTTTATGAAGATTCAAAAGAAGATAAGTCCAGAGTTGGTTTCACTACATCTGAACTTCTTCCAGATTCTTCTTACGGTTCAATTATTTCTTTTCGTGGAATTTCAACTAAAAGTGTAGAACTTAAATCTTTACAGCGTCTATCCACATGGTCATCAAATAATGATCGTTCATGGCTAGGAATCTTTGATAAAATCCAACACGTATGTAACCATTACCATCTTCCTAAATCTATTTATATGGATGCTTGTGGTATGTATAAAAATCTAGATGATGCTCAAAAAGTTCGTGGAGAAACTCGACGTGCTTTGATGGGTGCTACGTTATATATAGCATGTCGACAAAATGAAGCTTCACGAACTTATGAAGAAATTGCTAATATGTTTGAAGTGAATGTTCGTACATTATGTAAAGCCGTTTCCAGATTTCAAAAAGTCGAGAATTCCGTTCTTCAAACCCAGCTAGGTATTGCAGAACGATTGTGTGCTTCTTTAGAATTGAATTCTGGTCAACGTGATCAAATTATTGACCTTTTATACGATATCGCATCTAGATCAGAAGATGAATTTGAAAATTCCCCCAAAACTATTGTTGCTGGTGTTGTAGCATACATTATGGGATTTAGAACAAAACAAGATATGAAAAAAGTGTCAGAAGCTTCCGGAGTTTCATCTCTCAGTATCCATAAATTGGTTCAAAAGATTTAGCTTTGCTAAGAGATTTAGGCTTGACCAATAGCTATCCATGCAATAGAAAAAACTATACCAACTGGTATGGATGGACGAGCAATCCAAAACTGACTTGTGGTTAACTGATTAGTAGTGGCAGTGTCTACATAAAAAGAATTAATAGGTGCCGGAGCACCAGGATTTGTAGTACAAACTGGTGATAAAAGTACAACAGGTGAACCTGAAAAAGGTCTATCAAAATTAACTGCTCTAAAATTAGCACTTGATTGTGTCCAATTTTGCTCGTACCCCCAGATAATTCTCCATCCTGAAATTGTCATGCTATATTGTCCACCTCCAGCAGGAGTTAATGCTCCTTGTGGTTGAGCAAATGAACCAAGTGAAATACCGCCATTAGCAGTTAATAACCCTGAAAAAATTGCAGCTGCTCCGGATAATTGCTGTGTCACATTTAATCCATTGCTCAAATTTAATTGCCAGGTACCACCAGGTGTTTCTGTTGTTGTTAGTACAGAAGTTGCAATTGTGCCGCCTTGGATTGTAATACCTGATGAACCTACAGTTGCTCCTTGAGGAAGCCCAGCTGGAGTTCCAGATGTACCTATATATGCACCTGAATATGATGCTTGTGAAGTTAATGTTCCTCCAATAGTTTCATTTCCTGTAATCAGAACATCGCCTGTCACACCAAGAGCTAAATTATTTGAAACTCTTTTTTCAATGACAATCCATCCACCTGCTAATCCTGGTGCTCCATATGTTGTACTCCATTGATTTTGGTAAGGAATAGGTGAAGGAGATGTTGAATTATTAGTACCATTGATAATTCCATTAACGGCAAGAGAAGAACCAATTCCTCCAATATTTTGATTTCCTCCACCTCCACCTAGATAACCACCACCACCACCGCCGCCATTAATAGCTACACCTCCATTACCAGCTGTACCATCACCTGCAAAAGATGTTGTCCCATAAGAATGAAATCCAATAATAAAACTCTGAGTAATTGTTGCTGTAATATCTTCAGCATTTAATGAAGCATTAATAAATGTTACAGCCATAGGCGATGTTAATGTAATAACTTGACCGTTAATTTCATTTGCATTTGTTGATGCAAACGAGATTGATCCATTGCCTAAAAATGAAGCTGACGATGTACCTGATACTATAGATGAAGTAGGAATTAAATTAGGATCGGAAGGTAGTGTATATAATTGAATTCCGGCACCAGTCACCTCAATATTTGGAACAACTATGTTTCCTGTACCATTTGTTGGAATACCGTATTCTGGATGAGGAGTTGATGATTGAGGAACTATGATTGGTGTATTAGTAAGTTCAGTTGTGATAGAAAACAATTCTTGAGTTCCTGTTGTACCAGTTGATCCAATTAATTGTGGTCCAGAAGGTACAGCTGCAATACCACCATTTAAATTAATTTGAATAATATCTCCTGAATACATTGGAATTTGTGTGAACCCAGTCTGACCTGGAATAATTTTAGGAAACGTAAATGATGTTCCAGTAGGAAAGTTTACTGTATACGCAGTTGTAGCTGGACTTATTTGTAACTTTGCTCCTGCAAATGTAAATGAACTACCACCACCAGAAATTTGAAAAAAACTTCCAGTAGCACCTGTATCAGTTATAATAGATCCACCAGTAGGTGTTCCACCAGCACCACCATTTGTTAATGTTGATCCACCTCCACCTCCATAAGCCCAAAGTTGTATTCCATTAACAGATAATGATACGGCATTACCTCCTGTAAAACCAGACCCACTAAATCCACCAGCACCTCGTAATGAATAAGTTAATGGAGTATTATTTGCTGGAGCTACATAATCAAATTCAATTTCACCTCCCGCTAAAGCATTTGGTCCTTGGCCACCTTCTCCCCATACATATACACGATATGTTCCTGCAGCCAATGAAGCTGTTCCTGTTGTTCCTGATATAACATGAATTGGAGATCCTGCTGTCAGACCTCCAGAAGAATTAGGTCCTGAATCAACATGAAGTAACGTTCTACCATGAACATCTAAAGTTTGATCATTGGGATTACCAGTTGGTGTGTTTCCTTTACCAATAGCTACTTGATAGGATTGAGTATTTGTTTGAATCACAGATTTATCCTGTCCAGAAGCAAGACGTCCTACCGAAAGAATATTTCCTTGATTTGGGTTAGAGAATGGACCTGATTGGATAAATGATGCTGCAGGTGTACTACATAATCTAATTTGTCCATTTCCGGCTCCAGCACTAACGACTTCATTAGCAACAGTTAATGTTTGACCACTGAAATTCATTGCACTTGAAGATGTTACTCCTGCTGTAGTTCCGTCAAAAAAAAGAACATTTCCACGAGGACCTTGAATAATCTGAGAAGAGTTTCCGGCAGGACCAGGTGGACCTGTTGGTCCTGGAGGAATTCCAAATTGTAAATGTACGTCCGGATTAGTTCTGGGAGTTACATTATTTAAATCAATAACAAATGGAAGTTTCGTATTTGTAACAATCGATTGATCGACTGTTACATGTTGGCTATATCCTGTTGGACCGGTAGATCCACTAACACCATGTATACCAGTTGGACCTGCTTGACCTGCTGGACCTGTTGGGCCTACTGGACCAGTAATACCTGTTCCACCACCTCCACCAGTGATAGGCGGATCTAAATATTGATAATGTAAAGTAACTCCATAGATATCGGATACACGGTTTGCTGTAGTACCAATTTGGTTAGAGTACATGGTATCAATGTTACCTAGATCCATCTTAACTCCATAACCAAATTCAGCTGAACCTACAATTTTTGGAGAAAGAATTTGATCAAGAACATTATTTCCCGATAACGTTGAAAACGGATATCCTGTGCTCATTTGTGAGTTATTAGATAAAAATGATATCTGGCTTTAACTCAATGTTTGATACCAGATCCATGAGTCAGAGATATACTCTATTTCCCATTGCGGATTCTGAACAAGATCTGTTCAAATTGTATAAAAAAGCATCAGGATCTTTCTGGGTAGCTGAAGAAATTGATTTTAGTCGTGATAAGGGAGATTGGGAAAAGTTGTCATCTAATGAACAACATTTTATTAAACAAGTTCTAGCTTTCTTTGCTGGATCTGATGGAATTGTACAAGAAAACTTGGCAACTCGTTTTCAGCGTGATGTTCAATCTCCTGTAGCCCGACTCTTTTATGGAGTTCAAAATGCTATGGAAGGTGTTCATTCTGAAACTTATTCTTTGCTGATTGATCAGTACGTCAAAGATCCTGTAGAAAAGCAAAAACTTTTCCAAGCCATTGATGAAATTCCATGTATTCGTAAAAAAGCTATGTGGGCTCTGAACTGGATTGATAAAACAGATTCATATTCTGTACGTCTAGTAGCATTTGCTTGTGTTGAAGGTATCTTCTTCTCGGGATCATTTTGTGCTATCTATTGGCTGAAAAAGCGTGGACTTC